CGACCGTGTTTGTTTTTGATTAGGTCATCCTTGCGTAGACCCCCACAAGTCTTCTCAGCAGAACCATTGTATACTTGACGACGAGAACCAACCTTTAGCGTCTTGGAGGGCATTTATCTTCTATTCCATATAAACTTTTTGGGAGGTTTATAATCCTTTACCCAGACAGAATGACCACCAGGCCTTATACATGTAAATCTATTGGCTACTAAAATTTGTTTTATTTTTTCATAGTTACATTCATTTGAAAAATCTTCTTCAAATGTTATCAATTTGAATTTTGGAAGATATTCGATATTCTCATCTATAAATCCCTCCAGACATCCTTCGCAATCTACAACAAGAGTATCAAATTGTAATCCAGTTTCTTCGATTAATTGCTCAAGCGTTTTAGTTTGCGTTAGAACTGATTGAGACGAGCATGGTTCACATCGAGTTCTACTTGCTAAACCCGCTGCTTCAAAGTACATTGGACTTTTAGATATGATGCCATTAAATACGGTACACTCACACTTATGATTATTTAGATTGAGGGTTAAAGCAGGTGTAACTGATATATCTGGTTCAATAACAACATGAGCCTTTTTATTATACAATTTTTTGTTTATTTTGGATGCTACAACTCCATACCGTCCACCTAATTCAAGAACTACAGAATCACCTGAGATGAAATTATCGGCAATCCACTGCTCTGTAGTTTCATATTGTGAAATATCTATTTCATTATTATTTTCATCATAAAATTTGCTCATTTATCTTCTACTCCATATAAACCTTTTAGGAACTATTGTGGGTGGTTTGAGTTGTTGTATTGCTTTCTCATATAATTCACTTTTTCCATCTGTAAATTCGCCATTGCGAGATATAACACCACAAAACTTATCTGTAGCCTGAAATACTAATCCACAGTTCCGAATATCATTACCCTTCAAAGGCAATCTATTAGAATCACACGGATATTCTGTTCCATTCCAACAATACCAAGTAAATGTTCTTTTTATAGTATTAGAATTTATCAAGTTTTGCATATGCTTAATAATTATATCTATAATATATAACCCTTCAACTTTATGAGACTGATGATTGAATAGATCATACCTCCAATTTAAAATTGTATTCAATAGTTTTTTAGCTCCTTCTAATGTGACAATATATGCATGAGTACAATCACATGGATCTGTGTTTATTTTGCTGACTCTTTTCCCAAACACAACTCCATCAAGAGCATTTCCAATAAAGATAACATCAAAATCCTTTGGAGTTTTAGATAAGTATTCTGGCGCAAGTTCTTTCCATTCTGGGTGAAAATGAACATCGTCTTCAAAAATAGTAGCAACTGGAATTTGATTATCAATGATATGCTTTAATAATTTTAAATGTGAAAACATACAGCCAAGTTGACCTTTGCCAACTTCCCAACAAATCTTAGTTATACCAAATATAGTGATTATATCTTCAACTGCTGATTTATTTTTTCCGTCAACTCCGTTAAAAATACGCATATCAGTAAATCCGGCATCATTGATGTTTTTTGTAAAAAAGTCCTTTCTTATTTTAGATTCTTCGTCTCTCTCCAAATGTATAACAAAAGCTGGAGCATTTAAAATTTCATCCATTTGTAGTTCAGTTAAGAAACAAAGTTGATTCGAAATCATCAGTAGCCTGAAAGACCAATCCAGTATTTCTTGCGTCATTACCCTGTAAAGGAATCTTGTTTGACTTACATTCATGGATAGTTCCATTCCAGCAATACCAAGTGAGTGTTCTTTGTATTTTTTTAGAATTTATCAAGTTTTGCATATGTTTAATCATAACATCAACAATATATAATCCTTCAACTTTATGAGATGGATGGTTGAATAGGTCATATCTCCAATATAACATAGTTTGTAGCAATCGTTTAGCTCCTTCTAATGTGACAATATATGCATGCGTGCAAAAACATGATTCGGTCGTTATTTTTAACATATTTCTGGTATATCTACAACTATCTAATCCATTTCCAATAAAAATTACATCAAAGTCCTTTGGTGTTTCATTGAAATATTCTGGCGCAAGTTGTTTCCATTGAGGATGGAAATAAACATCATCTTCAAATATCGTAGCAATAGGAATTTGATTATCAATTATATACTTTAATACTTTGAAATGAGAAAACACACAACCCATTGAACCCTTAGAAGGTTCAGATGAAATAAGCGGGTTTCCGAATAATTGTTTGGCTTCTTCAAATTCAGAGTTTATACGAGCATCAACCCCTTTAAAAATACGCATATCAGTAAACCCAGCATCATTGATATTTTTGGTAAAGAAGTCCTTTCTTGATTGCAGAGATTCCAAATGTATAACAAAGGCCGGAGCGTTTAAAATTACATCCATTTTTATTATATCAATATAAATGCTTCCTTCAAATTACGAGCAAATACACGGATGGTGTACAAGAGAAAAAGCAAACAAAATAATGAGCATTATTGCTGATACAAAGCCTTCTCTATGTGTTGAGTTAGGTGTATTTGGTGGTCGTTCATTACTTGCTATTGGACTAGCAGCAAAGAATGCACGTGTAATAGGTGTTGACGCTTGGTCTAAACCAGCATCTCTAGAGGGCACAAATGCTAAGGCTAACGAAGAATGGTGGTCTAAAATTGATTATAATAGTATGTATGCTTATACAGTTAACTTAATGAAATCAAATGGTCTTTCTGTTGAACTTTGGAGAAAGAAGTCAAACCAAGTATATCAACAGTTCCAAGATGAAAGTATAGGGTTTTTACATCAGGATTCTAACCATTCTGAAGAAATTACATGTGAAGAGGTTGAGTTATATTGGAATAAGGTTCGGAAAGGAGGAATTTGGGTATTTGATGATATTAATTGGCCAACAACAAAAAAAGCACAAGTCCTTCTTCTTGAAAAAGGTTATGAAGAGATTTATGCTCCAGAAGGACGTGAATGGGCTGTATTCAGACGTCTACCATAAAAAATCGCTTTCTGTAACATCCAAGAATGCTATCTCATAATCATTAACTCCCATACTAATTCTCCATCCTTCACCTCTTTTCACAAGCCCACATGGGTATACTACTCTATGCTGTAATGATAGAGTAGTGGATGCGTGAGAAGCTATCCCAATCAGCAAAGGTAACTTACAAAACTTTCTTAAGTTAAATGGATATGTATTATCTGTAACATATACTCCAAACATATACTCAAGTTGACCAGCATAGTTTTTCATGGTTGAATGAAAACACCAAAGCAAAGAACCCGAATCATATTCTGCTGGTGGACATCCTCCGCGAACATAACCAAAATTCCATGTAATTTTTTCTTCTCTTCCGTGTATCGCTATCATATCTAGGGATCGTTCGGTATCTTTACACTCAAAATATGTAACCGGTTCAGCACTATATAGCAGAAATAACTTGTTCCCATTCAGAAATGGTATCCAATTCTTTTCACGTCCATCTTTGAACTTAAACTCCGCATTTTTTGGACAGAATAAGTAATGCGAATAAACTGTATTACAATCCATATCTAATTTTGCTACAGCTATCGATACACCATCTGTATAGAATACATAATAGTGATTATTGAATATGATAGCCCGTGGATCTTCTGCGTGTTCACCATCCTTGAAAACAAAAGGCAATGCGTTTTTTAAGGTTCTTGTTCTTGTGGATTCTTTCCAATTTGTATAAGTTTCTATATATTTATTAGAACCTTCGATAACAGTTAGTTCATCTGTCAATTGGCATGTCGCAATTCTATCTTCATATCCTTTTGGTTCTTTACCAACTCTATAGAACAATCGATTATCTGCGAGTAAACATGCATTGTAAAAATATTTATTGATTAAAGGATCAATTAGTTTGCTTGAGTCCAGATATTTCAATCGCTTATATTCGCACAATGCTACCGGATTTCTGCCTATCTCTATTGGCGTAAAGTTTACCGCAAGAGGAACTTTTGTTATTAAGTGAATGCCAACAGTTTCTTCTTTTACTTGCTGTTTTAATCTTTTTAATGCTTGCATTTAATTTTACATCACAATTGAATTCTAGTATTAGAACTCAAGTGTGATTTTGATTGTTGTATTTTTGTGATTGTATATTATCCTGCTTAGTTGCTGTATGCGAGGCCACCCATGCCGGACATCACACGGAGCACGTTGTAGTTCAGGGCGTACACGCGCACCTGCGCAGTGTTGAAGCCCGTCACCGTGGTGAGAGACACCGTAAGCTGTAGAGTTGCCTTGTCGATACGGGAGAAGTTGCAGGTGCCGCTGGGCTGGTGCTCCTCGGGGCGGATAGCAAAGGAGTAGCAGTTGATACCCGTAGAAGGCGTGCGGCAGTGGTGCTGGTAGGGCTGCACACGGTCGAAGTAGGAACCCTCACGCTCCGTGAAACGATCCTGACCGTTGAGCTGGAGCTTGCACACCTCTACAGGGTTCTTGCCCTCGCAACGCACACCGGAGTCCAGAATTACCTTGGCGAGCAGGTAGTTCACACCGGAGTCGAAGTCTGCTAGCTGACCAGAAGTACCAGTGGAAGCCACCTGACCGGGGTAGGCGGCCGAGCCCTCGCTAGTTACATTCAGACCGGTGTTCGTGCCACCAAGCGCTACAGTGGTTGAAACGCCTGAAGCGCTAGAGCCCTGAGTTAGCAGAGACATGATGATACCCTCCGTAGAGAAGTCATCGGAGTAGTTGAACGGCTGCTGGCCACCAACAGAGGTAATCCAGTCATTGAAAGAGCAGTCCACGAAAGAGTCACGCTGCACTACCCAGAACAGTTCCTTCACGGGGTGGTTAAAGTTCAGCTGAATCTTGTTGGAAGAAGACGTGATAGACTCAGCGCCAGTGAACTGAACCTGCTCGATGAGGTACTCGTGGCTCTGCTGGGCAAACCGGCGGCGCTCCTCAGTGTCAAGGTATACGTAGTCAACGTATAGAGATGCCGCCGCAAGGGCCAGCGCATTGGGGCGGGTGGCATCGCCTTGCGTGCCCTCAGCATACACGCAGTTCTCCCAAGTCTCAAAGTCTACGTTGATGCGCACCTCGTGATACTGGAGAGCAATCAGGGGAATCGCCACACCAGGGTTGCGGCAAAACCAGAACTGTAGAGGCACGTAGAGCGTCTTCGCAGGGCAACCAGCGCGGGGAACGCATGAGAGAGTCATCTCCTCCGCAGAGCACGTGCTGTCGAGCGCCGAACCATTATTGCGCTTTAGCAGCACAAGGTCGTGCGTGTTGCCAACGAGAGCATCAAGGGCAGCCGTAGAACCAGCCTCCGTCGCGAGCTGCGTCCAGATCTGCATCCAGTCACCATACTGGCGGTCAATGCGCTGGCCACCAATCTCTACCTCTACCTGCTTAATCAGACGGTGACCAATGTAGTTCACCCAGCGGAAACCGTCTAGATTGCCGGTGGCACCCTGCGCACGGCCAGTGCCTTTGAGGCGCACCTCAGGGAGCACAAGCTGTACGTACGTCTTGTACATTAGGTCAGCGTTACGGTTAATCACCGCCGTCACACGCTTGTTGAAGTCCGCCTGACCGTTGAACGTCACCTCAATAGACTCCATCGCGAAGTTCGTGTGACGCTTGTATAGAATCTTCCAGAACGTAATCTGGGGATTACCG